ATGATTACGACAAACACAAATAAATTCTTCATGATTTTACTAATGCTAATGACCACAGGTTGTTCTGAATTTGCTTTTCTTGCAAGTGGAACAAGTTTCGCTGTTAGTCAAAATGCTTATGCAAAATCATATAATGGTGTAGATATTTTAACAATTATAAGTACAGAAAAAAGTATAAAAACACATACAATTAATAAAACAAAGGAGATCATAGAGAACAAATGGCACAATACCAAGGTGAAAAAACAGCATTAGAGTTTTTAGAAGAAGCAATAAAAACTTACAAAGAACGAAACAAAGTCTATGGTAAAAATTATTATAGATTTGGAGAAGTAATGAAAGTATTATTTCCAGAAGGTATATTCTTACAGACTGAAGGTGATTTCAATCGTTATGGTGGCATATCAGCTATTGTAGGAAAACTATGTAGATATGCTAATAGCTTTGAACAAAAATGTGGACATACTGATTCTATACATGATTTAGGTGTGTATGCTTTCATTCAACAAGAACTTGATAATTATTATAGACTACAAGATAGATTAGATTTAGATAAAATGGAAGAAAAAAACCAAGAAGAGCAATATCAAAAAGACTGTAAAGCACTACGAAAAGATGGCACTGCTAAAGCACCAATACTACCAGATAAAACTTTAAAGAAATTTACATCAGATTCTAATTATGAAGAAAACCTTAGAAAATATTCAAGAGGAGATTTAAAGTGATAGTATTTGATACAGAAACAACAGGACTTCCTCTACCAGAAACAGCACCATTAGACAATCAACCTAAAATTATTGAAATTGCTTTAGTCAAATTAGATTTTGATTTAAAGGAAATTGATAGATATGAAACTTTAATCAATCCTGAGATGAATATACCTCCAAGTGCAAGTGCAGTTAATAATATTGGTGATGAAGATGTAAAAGATAAACCACCATTTGCTGGAGTTTATTCTAAAATATGTGATTTCTTTTTAGGTGAAAGAGAAGTTTATGCACATAATTGTCCCTTTGATATTACAATGTTGAACTTTGAACTTAAAAGACTTGGCTATGAAACTAAATTTCCATTTCCTCCTGAACAAATGTGTACAGTAGAATTAAGTAGACCTTTATTACAATCTGAAGATGCACCTCGTTCATTAAGATTAATAGATTTATACCACCATGCCTTTGAAGAAAAGCATAAAGCACACAGAGCAATGAGTGATGTTAAAGCATTAGTAAGATATATTAAATGGATGAGAGAAAAATTCTTAATATGATAAATTTAAAAGTAAGAACTGAATATAGTTTTAGAAAAGCATATGGAAGACTTGAAGATGTTGTTGCTAAACCAAAAGGTAATGCACTTGGTATTGCAGATTCTGGTACTTGGGGTTGGGTAAAATTTAAAAAAGAATGTAAGAAACAAAATAAGAAACCAATTTTTGGTATGGAATTTGCAGTTGTTATGAATGCTGAAGAAAAAACTAAACAACCTACAAATTATATGACGATGATTGCAAGAAATAAACAAGGTGTTAAAAATATATATGAACTATCAACTCATTCAAATGACTTCTTTTATTATGAACCAAGAATAGATTATGTAAAATTATTAGACTTTTGTAATGATGATGTTATCCTACTTTCTGGTGCTAATCCACAAATTAGTTTATTCAAAGGTTTAAAGAATTTTTATCTTGAAGCAAGTCCTCGTTCACCAAGTTGGTTAAGGAAAATCAATCAAGTTAGCAAAGACACTAATTTGCCTATTGCTGCTTGTTCAGATAATTATTATCCACGACCAGAACATAAAGGTATTTATGAAATTTTAGTTGGAGAAAGAAACAGATACACTAGAACAACCATTCAGTATGTTGCTAATGAATGGGAACTAAAAACAGCAATGCCTATGATTAATGGTTCGGCTTATAAAATTAGTGAAGATATTGCTAATGAAATAGAAGAATTTGACTTACCAGTTGCAACAAATGTAAAATATAAACCTACAATGACATTGGAGCAAATTTGTTTTATAAATGCTAAAAAGAAAAATGTTGATTTAAGCGATCCAATTTATGGAAAAAGATTACAATTAGAATTAAAACTAATTAAAGAAAAGCAATTTGAAGATTATTTCTATGTTATCTCTGATATGGTAAGTACTGCTAAAACAGAAATGCTAGTTGGACCAGCAAGAGGAAGTTCAGCTGGAAGTTTAGTTTGTTATTTGCTAGATATTACTGATGTAGATCCAATTAAACATAACTTAATGTTTGAAAGATTTATTGATGTTAATAGATTAGATTTGCCTGATATTGATATTGACTTTCCAGACTCTAAAAGAGAATCAGTTATTGATAGATTAAAAGAAAAATATGGTAAAGAATGTGTTGCTCGTATTGGAACTGTATCAAGATTAAAACCTAAATCAGCATTAACAGAAGTCAGTAAATCATTGAGAATACCTTTATGGGAAATAGATGATTTAAAAAAATCTATTATTGAAAGAAGTTCTGGTGATGCACGAACTTCTTTTTGTATTAAAGATACTTTTGAAACTTTAGATATTGGTAAAAAGATGATACAGAAATATCCAGGATTAAAGGTTGCTGAAGATATTGAAAATCACGCCAGACACTCTGGTAAGCATGCTGCTGGAATTATTGTTTTGAATGACCCAGTCCAAAACTTTTGTTCAGTAAATAAAGATGGAGTTGCACAAATTGAAAAGAAAGACGCAGAAGCATTAAATATTTTAAAAATAGATGCTTTGGGATTAAGAACTTTATCTATCCTTGAAGATTGCTTAAATGAAATAGGAAAAGAAAGAAGTTATTTGTTAAATCTCAATTTAGAAGATAAAAAAACATTTGACATATTTAATAAAGAGAAGTTTGCTGGTATCTTTCAATTTGAAGGATATGCTCTTCAAAGTTTATGCAAACAAATGAGTATTAATAAATTTTTAGATATTGCCTATATTACTACATTGGCTCGTCCAGGACCTTTACACTGTGGTGGTACAACTGAATTTATTAAAAGAAGAACAGGTGAAGAACCTATTTCTTATCTTCATGAAAGTTGTAAAAAATGGACAGAAGATAGTTATGGTGTAATTATATTCCAAGAACAAGTTATGCAAATTGCTAGAAATGTTGGAAAATTAAGTTGGGAAGATACTTCTGAACTTCGTAAAGCAATGAGTCGTTCATTGGGTGAAGAATTTTTTAATCAATATTGGGAGTTATTTAAAGATGGTGCCAAAGATAATGGTATTGAAGAAAAAGAAGCCAGAAATATTTGGGAACATATGTGTACTTTTGGTTCCTGGGCATTTAATAAATCCCATGCTATCAGTTATGCTATGATTAGTTATTGGTGTGCCTATCTAAAAGCAAATCATCCACTAGAGTTTGCTGTTGCTTGTTTAAGAAATAGTAAAGATGATGAACAAGTTGTTAAACTATTAAGAGAATTGATTAAAGAAGGATTCAAATATGAACCATTTAATAAAAAACTATCTGAATATACTTGGTCAGTTAAGAAAGGAAAATTAATTGGTGGATTAATAGGTCTTAAAGGCATCGGACCAAAAAATGCTGAAGATATATTACAACGAAGAGCAAACAAAACTAAATTAACAACAAGACAAGACACTATATTAAATAATCCAGATATACCTTATCTAGATGTGTTTGAATGCCATACTAAATTTGGAGATTATTATAAAAATCCACAAAGATATAATATTCAGACTGGAGAAGTTTGTGAAATAAAAACTATCAATGAAAATGATGAATACATCTTCATTGGAAAACTAAAAGAAAGAAACTTACGAGACTTAAATGAATATGGAAACTTGGTTAAAAGAGGTGGAAGAAAAATTGAAGGAAATAACTTATTCTTAAACTTAACCTTTGAAGATGACAGTGATATGATTATTGCAACTGTTGATAGGTTTAAATATTTAAGATTTGGAAAACTAATCATTGAAGAAAGTAAAATTGGTGATTGGTTTTTAATTAAAGGAAACATTAGAAACAGTTGGAGAAAGATTTTTGTATCGAATATTAGAAAACTTGATGAGTGAAAAGAATCTATGGCAGTATTGTAGAAGACATCTGTCTGATAAAGGAATATTAATGAGAATAGAAAATGCATTTTATAAAGGTGTGCCTGATGTTAATTTCTTGATTCATGGTATTGAAGGATGGTTAGAATTAAAATTTCTTAAAGAATTTCCTAAAAAGGAAAACACCCCAGTCAATATACCCCACTTCACTCAAGAACAGAAACTATGGCACAAGGAAAGGTGGGAAAACCATGGCTTAACAGCTATGCTTCTTCAAGTTGATGATTATTATTTTTTATTCGTTTCAGATAAAATTGCACTTGCTGGCCATTTA